TGGTGGCTCTGTGTTTGCGTGTGCGCTTCGGCGGAGTCGGCGCGGGGTCCGGCGGGGCGTAGAAAGCCGCAGGGGTATCGGCCCAGCCGGGGCCGAGCGCGGCTTCAGCTTCGAGGTCTGGGACGACGAGGGCGCGTCCGTCGCGGTGGTACTTCCACCGCGGGTACGGTTGATAGACGTAGGGCATCGCTCGTCAACTGATCGAGACCCACTCCAGGACGACGCTCCCGGAGACTTTGAGGCCAGCGTCCGCGCCGGCCCAGCCATCGGCCACGTTGAGGTACACGCCCTTGTCGCCCGAGGCAGGGATGACGAAGCCCTGGTTGGTGATGCCCACGGAGAGATAGGTCCCGTTGACGTCATCGGCCACCTGGCCCACGATGATGTTTTCAGCGGCTGCGTCGACGGCTCCGAGGGTCGCGTTGGCTCCCGAGCCGATGGTCGTGCCGAGCCCGACCTCGGGCGTGTCGGCGTCGATGAGGTCGGCGGTATCGGTCAGGGCGACGTTCATGTGCGCCGCGCGCACGAGGATGGCTCCGACTGGCAGCGTGTAGAGCAGCTTGCCGACGGCCTCGTCGGCAGCGCCTACGATGGGCGCGACAGCGAGCGCCGAGAAAGTCAGTTTTGTGGCGTGCTGGAGGCCGCTTTTCGTCTCAACGGCGGTGACGCCGGTGTTGACGGTACCGTCATCGGCCGCGCGCGAGAGGTTGGCCACTTGGCCGCCCAAGGTAATGGTGGGAATCGTGACACTCACTGTTTTGTCTCCTTCGTGGTGGTGGAGCGGCCCACGAGGACCGCTCCGAAGTGAAATCTAGTCGAGCTTTGACCACTCGACATAGGCTGTGCCGGCGCCGGAAATCGTGCAGGCCCCGGCTGCCCACCCGTCGGCGATGTTCAGATGGACCTTGCGGGCCGAGCTGGCTGACTCGATCCCGACGCCCTGGACCAGGGCTACGTTGGTAATCAGCCCGTCCACCGACGTTTGCCCAGTCAGGACGTCCTCGGCGGTGGTGCCTACCGCGTCGAGGGTGGCATGGGCGCCGGTGGCGATGGTCGTGCCAAGCCCGATGTCGGGATCGTCGGCAACGCAACTGGTCGAGATCGTGAGCGCGGCCGAGGTCCTGGCCGCGTGGATGATCAGATTTCCGGCTGGGAAGGTGTAGAGCAGTGCGCCGTAGGCTTCGTTGGCGGCGGCCACCGTTGGCCCGAGCACGACGCCGGTAAAGACCAGTTTGGTGACCCGATGCCGTCCGTCCCCGTACTCATACGCAGTGACACCGGTTCCGGCCGTGCCGAGAGGTAGCCCGGATTTGGCGAGTTTCAGCCACTTCGTGCCGTCACAGTCGAAGAAATCGCCGGTAGCGGGAACGATCAGCGGGCGGTAAGGCTGCTCGGCGACGGTGCATGGGGCATTTTCGGCCGGGGGTGTGGCAGCGAAGCCGTCCGGCGGTCCGGCGTAGACGGCAGCACCAGAGGCATGCTTCTGCCGCCTGGTCTCGATCCCCCTCAGCACACCGATGCGGGTACCGGAGACCGAAATCACGCGCATGATCTCCTGCCCCGCGTAGAGCGCGGTCTGGCTGGAGGTGGTCGGAGCAGTGATCCCGGTTGCGGACGCGACGGTGACAAAGTCGGCGTTTGCCGTGATGGCGGTCGAGAACGTGGTTTTCGTGAGGGCTGTCTGGCCGAGAGCGAGTGAGGCCGCGAGCGCCAGCAAGCCAATCAATCGGATTGTGTTTTTCATGGTGGTGTTTTTTTCCTTGGTCGGGTAGGGGCGGCTGTCCGCCCCTCCTCTTGAAGTGGCCCTAGCTGACGATCCTCGTCGCGAAGCGCGGGATCGGGACCGCGAAGCCGTACTGGATGTCAACGCGCGACACCATCGAATAGGCGTCGACGTCGAAGTCGCGGACGATGTTGAGCGAGAAGCCGGTGCCGTCCTTGTCGGTGGCGACGGCGGCGAAATCGACCCCGCCCGGTTTCTCGAACGGGACCATCGCCCAGGCGAAAGCGTCCTTGTGGTACGCGAGACCCTGGGGCGACGCCTTGGAGGCGATGCCGGCCTGGTCGGCCTGCACTTTCGAGAAGATGCTGATGAGCGCGGCGTCCTCGGGCGAACCCGAACAGTTCTTGTAGGGGCCGGCCGCGATCAGCTCGGGGGAGATCTGCACGGCTCCTAAGCCGGAGCCATCGGAAGCGAATGCTTCCGTGACCACCCAGTTGGCGAGATCAGCGTAGGCGTCGCCGGAAACCGGGTTCACGGCGTAAACGCCCGCAAACTGGATGATGTCGCCCTTGGTGAGGCGGCTGGCGGCAGCGGCGCTCCAGCCGCTCGTGTTGATCGAGGAGCCGGTCTGCCCGGCCCCGACCACCGCGGGAGTGCCACCGAAAGGCCCGGTGGTGTGCGTCCGCACGTTCTGGTCCAGAATCCAGTTCATGCCAGCAGCGATGCCCATGCGGCCCTTCTCGTACTGCCGCTTGATCTGCGGCGAGCTCTGGAAGAGGGCCTTGAGCGTGTCGACGATCTCGACCTGCATGTCCGGGCCGATCACGACGTAGCGCTGCTGGTCGAGCGGGCAGGAAGACTTGTCCAGCCAGGCGCCCGCCTGGTTGTAGCTTTTGATGGCGGTGGGGATCGTACCCGGGACACCCACGAAATTGTGGGTGGACTGATAGGCGGTGGTGAGCAGGTCCACGTCCACCGCGTTCGCCAGGGCCGAGCCGGCGGCTTCGAGATACCTCTCGCCGAACCGGTCAATGTTCAGGGCCAGGTCGGAGAGCGGGAACTCGAACGCGACGTGCTTGTGGCGATTGATGGTCAGCGTGGCGGATTTCTCGACCACGTTCTGTTTCGAGATCGGAGCGCCGTCGACGGCCGCGAACATCACAGCCTGGCGCAGGGTGATGTGGTCGCCGATCTTCCCGCCCTTTTGGGCGAATCGGTCGTCGTACTCGTGACGAATGGAAGAGGCGAATCCGAGGTTGTTTCGGAACCTCCGCAGGGTTTCGTTCGCGATGATCTGCGGAGTGAGAAGGGTATTCGGCATGGGAATTCCTTGTGTGTCGAGCCGTTAGGCTCGCGGGGGCGGGCCTTTCAGGCCGCCCGGCGGCTGAGCTCGGCCTCGCGCTTGGCGAGCCAGCGGCTGGTGTCCTGGGCGAGGTTGTTGTCGTAGATCGACTCAACGCCGCCCGCGGACCCGCCGCCCACCGGTCGCACCGGTGGCGGGGCCTTACTCACAGGTTTCTTGGGTGCAGGAGATCCCGGCTGACTGTCGCCGGACGAGGTATCGAAGGTGGTTTCGAGGCGTCCGATGGCGCGCACAGCGGCGTTTGGTGACAGCTTCGCGATGCGCTCCGCTTCCGCCGGGTTTTTCCCCAGGTGATAGGCGATCTCGGCGCCGTGCTCGGAGTCGATGATGGCGGCCACCATGCCGTCCGAGAGCGGCGTGTCATTGTCGACTACCTCGTCGAAGTCTTCGTGCAGCCCGCGCGCAACATCGAGCCGAGCGGTCCAGGTATCGAAAACCTGCTTCTCCTGTGCCGCTCGATGCACACGCTCTTCGCCCTCGGCGCGCGTCTTATCGCGCAGATCGAGTTTGAAATCGGTGAGTGCGTCGATGTACGCCTCGTAGCTGTCGAAGTCCTCGGGGGTCTTGGTGAATCCGGCCTTGGTCGCTTCAGCGGCAACCTCGGAGGGGGTTGATGCGCCCGCTACTACTGGAGGCTTTTCGCCAGCAGCTTCGAGCTTTTCGAGGCGCCCGGCCAGCTCGCGATTCTCTCGCGTCAACTGCCGGATGCGCTGTTCTCGACCTCCTCGGCGCCTCTTCTTCGGATCGGCTTTGTCGGCCTCGTCTGCGTCCGGGTCGTCGGTGTTGATCTCCTGATCGTCTTCGAGAGGTTCCGGGCCTCCCGCGCTTTCGGACGGCGGCGCGCCTGCGGCTGGCGCATCGGCGGCTGCGTCCTCGGAGGGTAGTTTTGTCGCTGGGGCCGATTCCGCGGCGGTGTCGCCTCTCAGCTCGGCCTCTCGCTGTGCCATCCAGGCCGTCGTATCCTCGGGATCGACGTTGGTTTGAACGGCGCTGGTGTCGATACCCGCGCCCGGTGTGGGCGGCGTGGTGGTAGTTGCCATGTATAGTGCTCCTGTCGGGTGCTGGCCATAACGCCGGTCCAGCGGGCGAATTGGTGGAGGCGGGCGGGGCGGAATCAAGGCTGCTGGTGGCGGTACCTTGCCCCCGCCCAACCCCCGCAGTGGGAAAACCTGTGGAATCGGTGGATTACTTGCGCTTGGCAGCCGGCTTCGACTTGGCCGGCCCGGCCTTAAGGTCGCGCGTCATCCGCTCGATGTTCTCGCGCGCCTTCGGCGCGTTCTCGCTCAGAAAGTCGTAGCCCTTCTGCGACTCCCGGACCACGTCGCCGACCCGGTTCGCGGTTCCCTGCGCGTCGTAGATGAGGTCCGACAATTTCCGCTTCCCTTGGTAGTAGGCGTTCCGGGTGTCGTACCAGGCCTGGTTGGCGGCCTGCCGCCCCATCTCGACCAGGTCGCGAAGCGTCATCTCAGACGTGCCCCCATACCGTGACTTCGATGGTCTGGCCGTTCCCCGCCGCGTCGAACCAGTAGTCTCGTGGATTGATCAGGTTTCGACCGTCGCCGACTAGATCCGGGTGAAAGTGCGCGCCGGCGAGGATCTCCTGAATCACCTTCACGCCCGTGGCCTTCGTCAGCCCGGCCAGCCCCACGTAGACCTTGTCCGTCGCGTGCGGGTTGTAGGCGTAAATGGCACAGGCGGGCTCGGTGAGCGTGCATTGCACCGGCGTTCCGGCGGCGGCGATTGTAATCAGTTCTGTTTGTGGGACGAGCATGAAAGTCGTTCTCCTCAGGCCGCCTGGTCGAGCGGCTGTTCTTCTTCGGTCGGCTCCCGCGCCAGGTCGTCGCGCCGGTCGAGCTGCCCGATCTCCATGCGCAGCAGTTCCATCCCCTCGGCCGAGCCGATCTGGGCGAGAGTTTTCAGCAGCCCGACCTTCGCCTGCATGGCGGCGATGGCGTAGCGCGACTCCATCTCCACCCGCTTACCCTGGGCCTCTTCCGTCATCTCGTTGATGCGTCCGGTGAGCTGGTCGATCATCTGCTGCGCCTGCTGCATCTGCGCCTTCACTTGAGGCGGGATCTGCTGCGGGCCTTTTTCGTCGTCGCCGGCAAGCTCCGGCGGCAGTGTCCGCTTGATCCGCTCGGCGACCTCGTCGCCGCCGGGAATGTCTGAGTTACGGAAGAGCACGTCGCCCGCAATCTGGAAGAGCTGGGGCCAGGCGCGGCCAAACTCGGCGAGCAGGGCGAAGGATTCCTGCCGGCGGGTGGCGAATGACGGGCCGGTCGAGACCCGGACGTCGTATTTGCCGACGTCCAGGCGGTAGTGCCGGTCCTTGCCGCCCTCGTCTTTGTACTGCCCGTTCAGCTTGACGACCTTCTGCGTCTGGTCCTCGCCGATGATCCGGGCCCAGCGCTCGGTGTCGTAGATGTGCGGCAGCAGGTCGAGCATGATGCGCCCGAGCTGGTCCTGCGCCCGGGCGAAATTATCCTCGTAATGGAAATTGGCGGTGTCGGACTGCTGCTGCCGGCGCTGGATGCCGATGCCCGAGGTCTCGTTCGAGCGGTTCCCGAGGCTGGCGTCGTAGATCCCGGTGGTGGCCTTGATTTCGTCCGCCTCCTGGAGTGCAGAGGCGGACAGAGCCTGGATCGGAGCTTCCCAGGTGTTCCGCTGTGGCGGCGGGATCGCTTTGCCGGCGACGTCGACGGGGTTGTACTCGAGGTAGGAATGATTGATGACGTTCGCCGAGCCCCAGTCATCCTCGAATCCCTCGAACTGCCCGTGCGCTCCGATGTACGGGGCTTTCGGCGCCCTCATGAGGGTTTCGGCTTGCGCGGTCTTTAGGTAATTGTAAAGCTGCTGCGGGTCGCGGGCGAACCGGATCAGGG